CGTCTCTAGGGACCGATCCGTTCGCCGCCACCTCCACCGATACCGGGACTTCTTGACCCGGCTTTGCGAAGTAGTTCGTCATTCGTTGTCACCCGTGCGTGCGGCAGAGACTGCCGTCCGCAGTTCGTCCACGTCTTGATACTCTGACGCGTTGATTCCGTAGTTCTCACGGAGTAGTTGAGACGCCGACAGGCTATCCGTCGTTTCGACGGTCAGGCGGTCCCGGCCGTCTAGGGCCTTCGACGCCATGTCTTCCGCCTTCAGGTCCGCCTCCGTGTCACCGCCCGTCGCGGACGACCGGCCGACAGTATCCTGCCGGGCCGCCGCCGCGCCCTTCGACTGCCGCCGTTGTTCCCGGTCGTAGGCGTCCGCCTTGACCCGATCACGGCGACGCCGCAGTTCCTCCGCGTCGGACCCCTTCAGTTGCTCCGTCCGCTTGGGTACGTCGTCTGTGTCGTACTTCGCTAGGTCGGCTTCGACCTGTGCGATTTCCTTCCGCAGTTCGACGGTCGCCGCGTCGATCACGGCTTGGGCGGCGGCGTCGGGCGCGTCGTCCACGTCGGACGGGTCCACGTCCGCGTCGTGGGCCGCCACGACTGAACTGAAGGCGTCCTTCAGGGTGGCTTTCTCTGACTCTAGCTGTTCGATCATGTCCGCCGCCGCGGACAGTTCGCTCCGGGCGGCCGACAGGTCCGTGGGATCGGTACTGATCCCTGTGCTGTTGTTGTCCATGTTCTGTAGTGCGGTCGCCGACGCACGCAGGGCGTCGACCGCGTCGGCCCGCGCCGACGGGTCCGCCACTGCGGCCGCGACTCTCTGTTGGAGTGACGGCAGGTCACTCTGATCGGTCGTGATCGACGCCGACGCGACCGCGCCGTCGTTCACCACGTCGATCCGCGTGATCCGGACGGCGTCCAACACGACCCGGCCGTTCTCCGTGACCGTGTCGCCGTTGTCGTCCTCCCGGACGGCCACGTCGGCGACGACACTGAAGTCTAGCTGATCGAACTGCCCGTCGGCGGCCGCCGCGACCGCCTGATCGTTCGTCAGTGTCGAATCCGTCAGGACGATTTCGTCCCCCGTCTCTGACAGGCCGACCCCGTCCGCTTCACCGATTTCGACCAACCCCGTCTGTGCGGCGACTGAATCACGGTCCGGGTGATCGAAGCCGATCCCGACACCGTCGTCCTGAATGTCCTCCGTAAGCCAGTCGAACGTCTGATCGACCGTCTCCGCAGGCACACGGACGCCTGTCGGGTTGCCGCCAAGCGACAGGTCGTGATCACCAGCCGCCCACACGATCCCACGCAGGGCGTCAGACGCCGCTTCGACACGCGTCTGATCGACCGCCAAGCGCCCTTCCGCCCGTCGCGTAAGGGACGCGGCAGAACAGGGCACACACGTCGACGCCGCGTCAATCGTGTCCGTGGCCGTCCCGTGATCCTCACAGGGCGCGTACATCGTCTGTCCGTCCATGTCCATTTCGTGACTGCCGGAACAGCCGGACATTTCTGCGGCCTGTTCGGCGGCCTCCTGCGAATCGAACAGGGGAACGCCGTCGTCGGTTTCCATCGTGGGCGTGAACCCGTCACCCCCGCCGTATTTCGCGCCTTCGACCACCTCCGCGTCGTAGCTTTCCAGCGTGTCGCCCCGGTGGCCGACCATAGTCCCGGACGGAACCCAGCCGTCGTCGGTTTCGTCTAGGACTTCGATCAGGTACGCCGGGTTGTCTTCAGTTCCCTCCGGCGCGAATGGGCCGTCGATTTCGTTGCCAAAGTTGTCCGATCCCTCCGTCGACATATCCCGGATCACGCCGTAGGCCTGATTCGGGTGAGGCGGTCCGTCGTCGGACTTCCCCCATGTCACTGTGTCTCCCTGACTGTATTCTGCCATGATTTGTTCTGACGCCGAAGCTTCGAAGTCGGGGGCGTCGGCCCGATCCTCATACTGTCCCGCCGCGGTCAGGGCGTCGACAATCCAGTCGTACCCGTCCCGGAGCGTGTCTGCGTCGATCCCGTCGATCCCGCCGCGCGCCCCGTTCACCGCCTGAAGACAGGCCAACAGGCCACGTTCAGACGCGGGGCCGCCCGGTTCCGCACGGAAGGGACACTTCCAGTTCGACTTTTCGTCCCGGCTGTCGCCGCCGTCGCCCGTCGGGACGAACACGAACGATTCGTCTAGGACGCTCCGGTCCGTCTGTTCAGACGACGGGTTCGGCATGGTAGTCCGTGCGTCGTCCCCGTCCCATTCCCCGCCGGTAAACGACAGGGCGGACGGGTCGACTGACGTGACACGAAAGCTCACCATGCGCTAGTCGACACTACCCGTGGATAGAGTATAAGAAGGCGTGACGGAGTGGGTCAGTCTTCGGCTGTCAGTTCGGCGTCGACTTCTTTCGCCGGGATCGACAGGGCAATCGCTAGCTCCGACACGTCACGACAGACAGTCACGTCCTGATCGTGGAGGCGTTGTCTGATGTTTCCGACGCCCTTTGACACGTCCATCCGGACCGCCCGGAGGTGGAGGAACGCGGTCAGGGGGTTCACCGCGTTGTATTCGTCGTGTCCACAGACGGTGATCACGGTGTGGCCGTTCACGTCCGTGACGAAATACCACGCGTGAAGCTGTCGGCGGGCGAAAATCTCCCCGGCCGCGTGACAGAACCGACCGAACGCGTCACCGACCCACGTTCCGGACCGGAGCCACACCGGGGCGTTGGCATGAACACGTCTGAACAGACTCCCGGCCGACAGAAGCCCCCCGGCGACCGCGCCGTATCTGTCGGCCCACGACCCGCGGCTGTCGTGACCGTTGAACGTCTTGAACGACGCTAGCGGGTGACGTTCGAACCGGGCCGCCTCTAGGACCTGATCGAACTGATCGGCGTCCATGCGGACGTATCCGACCACCTCACGGTCCCGTGTCTCTCCCTCCGCGTACAGGCCCGGCGTCCCGGCGGCAAGGCGGTCCAACACCGGCAGGGTGGCCTTCCGGATTGCCGGCCAGTAGTCGTCGTCCGCGCCTAGATACCGCTTCCCCAAGACCCCGTAGAGAATCCACGACGACACCAACGCCACCACAGGCGCGGCGGCTTCGGGGTATGCGGCTAGCAACTGTACGATTCGGTCGACTGGGGTCATGTCGATCATGTCTGATCACTCTCCGCGTCGTCGTCACTGATTACGTCGGACAGGTCCGGTACGTCGTCCGGCCCCGTCTCCGGGTGTTTGAACGCCGCCGACTCTAGGACCCGATTGATGTTTCGCAGGCTGTTCCGCCGTTGTTCCGGGTCCCCGCCCACGTCGTGTTCTACGATTGCGTAGTGAATGTCTGTCAGTGACAGGCCACACCGGAACCACCAGTAGAAGCACACCGACTCTTGAAACGTCAGGCCGTAGTCGAACAGGCGTGACAGGTTCTCTAGCTTCTGTTGCCGGTGTCGCTCTTTCTTCGCTTCGGGAACGTACTTCAACACGTCCGACAACTGCGGGTCATGGGGATCGTCCACGTCGTCGGGCTTGTGACGGACGATCCACTCCGACGCGTCGTTCAGTATCTCCCGCGCTTCACGATCAGCAAACGGCCGCCGTCCCCACAATCTCCGGTCTAGCCTGTCCGACATACAGGGCGTTTCTAGCCGGAGACAAATAAGAAAAGGTGACGCTCCGGGGGCTTACTGTTCGGTGAACGCCGTCGGTCGTAACTCCGCCGTGTTCGGCCGCGGACGGTAGCCCCGCGTCGACGCTATCGTCCCCAGATAGTCGTCGGCCACGTCGTCCCGTGACAGGGGATCGTCGTCCGGCTGTAACACCGGCCGAATCCCGGAGCGACACCACGGGTGAAGCGGCGGGACGAACTGCGGGTCGTCTACCATGTCGATCAGTTCGTCGTTCATCCGGCGACACAACGGCGTCGTGAGGGTGTCTAGCGTGGCGTCGAACCGGACGTACCGAAAGCCGTTCTCCTTGTACCGATCCATAGCGGCCGTGTTGTAGGCGTCCTGTACGGAGTCGTGGGCGATTAGCTCCGCCTTCGACTGCGTCGTCTGCCCGGACACGCCCGACTGATCACGGCCCGCAGAGTCGCCGTCAGTCAGGACGTATTCGACACGTTCGGCCAACTGCGGGACCGACTCCCCGTTCGTCACGCCGATCCGTAGGGCGCGCGTGATCCGGTCGCCAAGCTTCGACGCTAGCGACTGATCGGTGGCTCCGGCGTCGCGGGCCGTCTCCGTTCCAGCTAACAGGCCGGCGTCGATCCGCCGAATCTGTCGAACCAGTTCCCGATCCAACGGCCCGAAGTCGGGCCGCCCGAACAGGTCGTCCCGATCCCGGTCGGGCAGTTCCTGACTCATTAGGTCGAAGGCGTGTCTGATCCCGCGGGCCGCGGCCGAACGCGGGCGGTCGTCTCCGTCGTCGTCGGTGTCGACGGCGGCGTGGACCCGTCCACACTGACAGTCAAGCGCGTGTGCGCGGTCAGACACGGCGTTTCACCTCACTGATACACTTTGCTACACACTCCATAACACCGGAACCGAAACCACCCAGATTAGTGGGTAGAAGGGCTGTATCCACCGAATCCGTTTGAAAAACTTCTAGGAGGCACGCGTCGCGGGTTTCTAGCGGGCGTTCAGAAGCGCGCGTTTGCGTTCTAAGCGATTGGGGGTTAGAAGGGGGTGTAATCAGGGCCATGTCAGGCTGGTTATGACTCTCCGGCGTCCTGTTCTTCGCCGGGCGCTTCAGAGACGTAGTACCCCCCACTGAACCGCCGGGCGACCTGTTGTTTCAGGTAGTCCGCCGACGGGGCCTGTTCGGTTTCCATGCTTGTCGCCCTCACGTCGTTACGGTCGACCGGGAAGCCGTGTTCGCCGTCGAAGCTGGTTCTGTTCATTTGGGTGACAGTTCTCATCGACTCTAGTCCCTCCCGGACGCCACCGGGATCGGGCCGCCGCAGTTCGTAGTCGAACGGTTCGAACGTCACCGTCGCCACCAGTTCGCCCGTCTCTTTGTCTGTCAGTTTCAGCATTTTCAGTCACCCACCACGTTCGACACGGCGATTTCACGATCCGGATTCGCGCCAAGACGCCCGTCTATGTCGAACCGGAAGTCCTGATCCTTGCGTTCTAAGACTCTGTTGTAAATATCCTTCATGTCGTCGTCCATTTCGTACAGGTTGCTGTAGGCGTCCAACAGTTCCGGGTGGTACGACACCAGCGTCTCCGCTAGCTCAATCCGTTCGCCTTCGCTAATATCGTCCTGCCGGTGAAGTTCATGAACGCGGCTGATCGTTTCGTGGCCCTGTTTCGCAGAGTAGCCGTCACGCAGGGCCAACGGGGCCGCCTGATCCTCACCGATTTCAGACGCCGCCTTTGCCTGCCGATACCACGCCGCGTTCACCGCACGCGCGAACTGATCCCGTCGTTCCCGTGGCCCGGACGGGTCCCGTTCACCCAGTTCGTCGTCCGCGTCGTCGGCCGTGATGTTTTGGCTCATCACAT